GCGTCGTTGAGTTGGCCTTTGATTTCGGTCAGGGCCGTAGCGGTTTGGGCGTATTCGGCCGAGGCCTTGTCGGTGGCGTCTTCGAGAGGGCCTAGTTCTTCGAGGAGCTTCTCGGCGGCTGTTAGGTGTTCGATGGCGTCGCGGAGTATGGTCATGACATTGGGGGCCTTTCTAGAATTGGGAGAACCAAATGGTAGTGGCGATGCCGGCAGCAGAAGGGGTGACACAGAGAGTGGCTCCTTGTGCGACTTGCATCTGGGCCACACCTACGTTGTAGGTCGCCGGGGCGGTGGAGGTTACGTTCTGTGGGGTGATGATAGTTGTTGGGGAAGTACAGGTTGAACCGGTACCGGAGATGAGAGTGAAGCTACCGGTTGTGCCTGTGTTACTGACTTGATAGCCACAGACGAAGATGGATTGCCCGGCTACGCCCGCGACGATTTGGGTGGCAGAGGTAGGGCCAGCAGCGACATTGGCGACCTTGTTGCAGAGGATTTGGGCGGAGGGGCCTACGGTGTTCTCGGACCAAGCTGCGGTAGTGAACGCAAGCCAGAGGAAGAGTGCAACGCTGAGCTTGCGCATCACTGATTCCTATACCATGTGTTGGCGGAGGTGGAGTAGATCCAATCAGCTGTTGCCGCACCGCCAGAGGTACAGGCCGTGAAAGCAGTGCCAACTATAGCCACACCAGAAGGAAGGGTTGCAGACATTGCTACGGTAGCGGTGCCACCTGGACAGGCGACCTTGACCAACTGACCATCGTAGGGAGCAGTTGGAAAGGTAATGTTCCAGGTGGTTATCGCGCCCGTAGCGAGGACAATGTTATCGTTGGTAGGGATGGTGGTGTTGACAGTGCCACCGGTACCCACAAGGAGGTACCCAGTAGCATTGCGGAGGGCATTGATTGTGGTGAAGAACGAGGAGGCTCCAGGACCACCTGAGCCTTGGATCGTGACGAGTTCATTACCGGTCAGGTTTTGAACGATGGTTGTGGTTTGGGCCCAGCTGTAGATCGATGGGCTAGCGACGGCGAGGGCTATGAAAGCCCCCGCTAGGAGTGTACGGAATTTGGTCATTGCCATTTCCTCATGATGCCGAGACGCAGATGTAATCCCACACCGTGTTAGCCGCGGCAGTGGTGAGTACTAGGGTTGTGGTTGTGGTGGCCCAACTGAAAGTGGTAGCTGGAAGGGCACCTTGAGCAGCGACAACGCAGTTGGGTGCAGTGACGAAGGCTGTGCCAAAGGTTAGAGTGCACGAGGCTGGGGTGCCAGCGGAGATAGTTACACGGCCACCAAAGTCAGTACCGACGTTGGTGAAAGTGCCACAGGCGGAGACAACTGGTGCCGGGCGTCCGGCAGGAGTGAGGATGTGGCCAGGGAAGTAGACGCCAGTGTTGGCGTCTACTCCAAACGGACCTCTGGGGTCCTGAGAGAGTTGGATGGAGGAGGTAATGGATTGGGCTAAGGCCAAGCCGCAGAGAGCGGCAATGCCAAAGACCAAACCGGCGATGAGGGGGCGGAAGAGTTTCATGTCTTTGCCTCTCAGTTTGCGACAGCAATACCGGGCGGGTATCCGCCAAGGACTGCGTTTTGGGTGCTTTGATAGACGAGGTCGTGGCGGTCGAGGACGAGGTAGGAGGAGATGTTGCCGGCAGTGGTTGTGGCTCCACCGATGGTGTAGGTCAGGCGCAGGAAGCGGGGGATGGCAACGCCGTCTGGGGGACGAGGCATGTCCATGTCGAAGAGGCGGGCGCCCTGAACGAGGGTGGCTAGGGCGTAGGCTGGGGAGGACCACCATGTGGTGAAGGCACCTTCGCCTCCGGAACCGTTGTCGGGGGCACCTTGGAGGGCTACCACGAGAGTTGCCGCACCGCCAGAGGTGACAGTGGTTGAGATCTGGACCAAGAACTTCATGGCCGGATCGTCGCCGATACCAATGTCCCGAGCACCACCACCTGCAGCGAAGGAGGGGATTTGTGGGTTACCAGCGAGGCCTACACCGAGGTCGATGTCGTTGGTGCTGTTGATGGTCGAGACGGCAGCAGCGATGGACTGGGCCGAGGAGAATTGGAGGAATCCGTCTAAGATCATGTCATGTTCCTTTCAAGTAACTTGGGCTTCGTTGCTGAGGACTGCGTCCATCGTGCGGATGGGGATACCACGGAAGGTGGTGATGGGCTTGCCGTTGAATTCCTCGATGCGAAGGAGGACGTTGGTTTTGTTCATGGCTTGGAGATCGAGGTAGGTCCGGATAATGCGGTTGCTGTAGATGACGGTACGGCCCATATCGGCGCGGACTGCAGGGGTGTCAGAGGTTTGGATCGTGGTGGCAGAGACCGGAGCGGTCGGGAGGCGGTAGAGAGCGCGGACCAAGAGGTTGATCAGGTTCGCCGCGGAGACGCCGGTCAGTTGGGTGACATCGATGTTGGCAATGCGGGCCATATAGCGCCAGTCTCGCTGAGCGAAGCCGATTTCCCATTTGAAGTGTTCCCGATAGGCTTGGTAGGTGTTGCCCAGACTGTCAGCAACGGGCCATTCACCCATATCGCGTTGCTGGAGGCCGGCCAGCTTGCCCTTGGGGAAGATCGCGTGGTTGGTATCGGTGCCCCAGGTCATCACCCACATTGAGGTGTTGGTGGATGCGGTGCCACCGCCGTCAAGGACGTTGTTGGCGGTTTGGCTGTTGGCGACGGTTTTGGTGGAGTAGCGTGGGGCAAAGCCGGTGAACCGTTCCGGGTTGGCAAATTGATTGCCGTAGATCATAGTGGAGGCAACTTGTTGGGACATTCCCTCCAGGAAGGCGCGGCTTTCAGAGAGGCGGAAATCGGGGGTATTGCCGTTCAGATCGGCGATGTCCTTGTCGATGACGGAGTAGGTTTCAAGGTTGCCGCAGGCTTCGATCAGTTGGGCTGTGGTTGACTTGGCGTTGGGGACACCGGTGTTGAGTAAGCGCCAAGTGGCTTGGGGCAGAGCGGTACGGACTGTGGTCTTGTGTCCGGTCGGGAGGTTGCCTTCGACGACCATCATGTCATCGAGGAGTTCGTTGGTTTGGGACAGAAGTTCGATGATAGCGGCTACTTTGTAACCGTCATCCATACGCTTCGCCCAGTCCGCGTAAGTGAGTGCGGTGGTGCCTACGATTGCCATAGGGGAGGATCCTTAGTGAGGGTTAAGATTCATTCTTCATCCTCTGTTCCTCTGGGCGCTGCCGTTCTACCGCTCTGCGGTGGGACGGAGGATTTCAGGTTCCGCGGTTCGGCACGAGGTGCGGGTACATGGCTTCGGCGATGGATGGCTGGACTGAAGCGTTAGGGACTTTGTTGGCCTCCGGGGAGATCCCACCCGGGCGGATGCTGGGACCTTCCACGAAGGGTTTGAACATGATTGAGAGGGCCTCGACGACGTCGGGGTTGGTACCGGCGCCGGTAAGGTCCAAGGCGCTACGGAAGGCCCGGGCCAAAGAAGGAGGAAGGGCCGAGTCGATAGCCTTAGAGATGTCGGTTCGGACGGTTTCGGCCTTAGAGCCGAAACGGTCGTGGATGTCTCCGAGCCATTCTTTTTGGAGATCAGCCCATTGTTTGTAGGGGGCTTCAATGGCTTGTTGGGTGTTTTTGGCATAGGTGTCGATTAGCTTTTGAGCGGCTTCTTGGGTGAGGCCGAGTTCTTTGAACGCCGCGGTGGCTTCGGTTAGGGCCTTTTCGTCGAACTTGAAGCCTTCGGGGACTTTGAAATCGGCATACTTTTCAGGGGCTCCGCCTTCAACCGGAGGGTCCTTTGGTTTGTCCCCAGGTTTTGGCTCTTCCTTGGACTCCTCCTTTGGAGCCTCAGGGGTCTTGGTGAGGAAGGACTGGCCTTCAGATTTCTTCTCTAGCGTAGGGGTCGTAGTCTCCGTCGAAGGGGTCTGGTCCTTCAGGGTCCCGTCCGCCGTTCTGGCTTCCGGCTGGTTCCCCACCGGAGGTTCGTTGGTCACTGTCGTATCGGTCATTGGAGAGTTCCTTGTGCGACGCTTCTTGCATCATTAGGATGTATTCAGTTGGGCAATTCACGATAACATCGGCGAAGAGTTGCAGACCCACATTCTGTGAACCACAGTTGAATGCTGTGATGTCGATTGATCCACGGACGAAGGGGGTATGAAATACATTACACCGTGCGAGAAGTGAGTGGATCCAAGTTCGACCGAGGGCTTCGGACATGATGCGTTTGGTGTATTCGACTCGGGCGTGTTCGGCATGCTTGGCGGCCTTTTCTGCTTTGCGGACATCTTTGCGGTTTCCGGCATCGTAGGTCATCCCCCAGCGACCATTCGTTGGACTAGGTTCTGCCCGCCGCCTACGTCGATCTGGGAGGCGTTGGCTCCAGCTTTCGAGAGGGCTTCGATTTGTTGGGTTTGTTGGGCGGCTTGTTGTTGTTGCTGTCGGGCTTGGCGGATGGCGGTTAGTTGGGCAGGGCTCCGTATAATACGCGGGCTGTTGTTAAGTAGGCTTGAATAGATATCGAGGGCCATGTCGATGTCGAGGTTGTCGACTGCGGCTGCGTCGATCCCAGCGAGTTGGCCGGTGATCTGGAACATGCGTTCGATGGATCCAGCTTGGGCTGCGTTTTGAGAAATCTCAAGCAGGGAAGAGAACTTGACGTCGATGTTCTTCCCGGCCACTTCTGGTGGGGGAGGAGGAAGGATGTTGGCCCTGACCATGATGCCCCAAACACGATCAACGATGGGGGTGAAGACTTCGTTATAGAGGCGCTGGAAGACCGGGCCGAGCATGATGAGGGATTCGGCCTTACGCATGTCCCACTCGACAGCGGTGATGTTGGAGCGGGTTTCGAATTGGGAGGCGACGTTGAAGAGGTTGTTGAAGAAGGTATCGCGGATGCGTTTGCGGACTTCTTCGAGATCGGCGGTTATGGAGGCGATGTCGGGTTTCCAATTGCCGTAGGCGGGCTTCATGCCATCGTTGCCGGTGGACATCATTCCCTGAAGGAAGGTGATGCCGCCCGGCAATAATGAAGCGGGTTGGTTCTTGAGTTGGACATCAGCGACCAGAGGTGGGTTGATGCCCTTGTCTATGCCTTGTGCTTTACGGCGGGTTTCTTGCTGAAGTTGCTTTATATCTGGAAGCGCATCCATGCCCACGCTTCGTCCATACGGGTCATTTCCCACCAGGTCCCATCTTCCAATGATAGCTGCACGCTCATTGAATCCACGCTTGCGCAGGAAACCACGACTTGAAGTTCCTGATTGTGGGTTGGTGGCGCCACCCCATTCCCAATAGGTTTCTCTATACTTAAAGTGTTTGGGGATGCCGTACTTTTCAGGATCAGTGTTGGGTTCAATGGCATGGGCAATGATGACCTCTCGGGTTAGCCCGGCTCCGTCTCGACGGTCATAGAATTGCTGGATCATCGAGGAGCAGTTTTCCCAACCGAATTCGTCGACGGTTTGGGAGATGGTGTAGGTGAATTCACGGTAGAAGATGACTGGGCGGTATTTGCCATCGATGTCGACGTAGTATTCGCCAAAGCAGGGGTTGATGCAGTTGATGACGTTGTCGAAGTCTTCGTAGATTAGGAGGACCGCGGTGCCAAAGACCACGAGGTCGAACATGAAGATGGCCATCGCGGTGTAGAAGTTGGATTCCGCGAAGATGAGGTACATGAGGCGCTCGCACTCGGCGAGCCAGAGGGAGACGGGGGAGGTTTGAGTGGAGTCGAGATGACCAGCGTGAAGGCCTACCCATTTGCGTGTGGGGGAGCAAGTGCCGGAGAACATACCTGCGGCAAGGTTGCGGGCTGCGAGGGTGCCAGTCGAGTCGAGGATGTGTTGGTTGATAGGGGAGCCGCGGTTCATTTGGTTCGGGGTGATGAGCCATTTGTAGCGCCGGGGGAGGATGTAGTCGGCGAGTTCGCGGCAGTGGGTCCACCAGCTGTAGCGGTTGTTTCGGAGACCTAGGAGGCGGCCTTGTTGAAAGGCACGAAGGCGTTGGTCCTGCTCCGAGGCGAAGTCGGTGTTGCGTTGGAAACTACGCCAGTCGACGAGGGCGTTCATCAGGCATAGCTCCCTTTTGGTTGCAGGGAGACATTGCAGTCAAAAGGACCGTTGTCGATGTCTCCCTGCCAATGGTGCGGATAGCGATCGTTGTGTTGCGATGCCGCAGTGGTGTGGCGTATCAGGCCGGGTGGGGATGACTGGACCGGAGTGAATGCCGATCGCTGGCTTGCCTTTCCTCTGGAGTGGGGCAGGGCCCAGGCGTCGGTTGGCGCTCGGTTGGGTTGCTGGATGGGGGTCATTTACGGCGTCCTTGAGACTAGTGTTCTGCAATGCCAGTGCAAGGCAAGGTTTAGTTGAATGATTGGATCGTTTAGACCTGTTACATCACCCCACCCATGCATGATAGGGAAGTCACCATCACGAGGCATCAGGGTGAACAAGGTGTCAACCTGACCGTGGGTTCCTGCTTCGATGGAATCGGCTAGGGCTCGGAGTTGTGCCGGGATGTCTTTGAGACTTGGTCCTTCGTGGAGGGGGATGATTTTCATTTCAGTCCCTGGAGCTTGGCTCGGCGTCCCCTAGCGATACCAGTCTGGAGCTTGGTGTTAATCCCTGCAGGGATGGAACGGCCCTTGGCGGCGTCGGGGAGGGAGCCTTGTTTGGACATAATGGCCGCGGCCATTAGGAAATTGGCGGGGTCCACTGGCGAAGCGGCACCGGATCGGGCCATCATTTCAGGAGGGAGCATTGGAGCGGTGGGCATCAGTCGCGCCTCCGTTTGAACCACACGAGGTAATAGAGTGTCATGTTTATATCTGTTGGTATGTGCTGATATGGTTGCCCAACCTGAACTAGTTCCCATCTATCAGCCCCAAACTCGTTGATGACTTTCAGGAGAACGTCGCAATGAATTTCGATTGCTTTGTGTTCCCACATTTCACTTCACTCCTGTAAGGGCCGCTGGGGCCGAGGAGCCTTTGGCTGGAAGCATCTGGGCTCCGAGGAAAGAGGGGGTCTGCGACTTCTGGCCTGGCTTCTTGCCGAGCGGAGCTTGGCCAAAGACCGGCGGTGGGGGTGGAGCGTTGGGGAGTTGCGGGAGGGCCTGTTGGGGCTGTTCTGGGGTCATGCTGCCTCCATGTATTCTGGAGCGAAGGGGTTATATTCGGTTTCATGCAGAACGGGCTGGAGGTGTTCCCCGCCAGCATGGGCGTGAGGGGCCAGAGGGCCGCCGAAGGTTAGGGCAAGGGCGTCGAGGTCATCCAAGACTAGACCTGGGTTGTCAGCGAGGATGTCTTCTTTGGGGGTGAGGAGGATCTTGCCTTGCTTGTCATGGGTGTAGCGGATGGCAAGCATGGCGGTTCGTAGATCTGAGTCGATTGGTAACAGACCAGTACGGGTCCACGAACGGAGTGCCCCATACATAGCAGCGCGCTTGTTAGCGTATTGCTCCCCGGCGTTATCGAAGACGATTCCGGTGATGTCATCCTTGGCTCCGAATTGAACCTCATTTACAAACAAATGCTTGGCCCTGCAGTTGTCTACAACACCACCTCCGACGCCGCCGCCGTCGATGAAGATCCCATCGGGGTGCCATTGGGTCCAACAATCGAAGACTGAGTTGGCGAGTTCAACGGTGCTGATGCCATTATAGACCTTCCGAGTAATGGACCTAGCATCTCGTCCTTTACGTGGGAAGATAACGCTGTTGTTGGCCCCATACCGGGCGACGTCAACCCCGAGAGCCAGAGGTGTGGAAGCATCGACGAAGACCTCTCGGTCTGGAGACATCGCGCCATCGATGTCGGAGACAAGGAAGAATTCCATAAGGCCCTGGCGGGGGAATTGGCCTAGGATGCGGATACGGACGTAGTCGCTGTCTTCGCCGTAGATGCCGATTAATTGCGAAATGCGTTTCTTGTTGGTGATGGGGACTTCGCGGCTGTCGATGGCAGTGGTGTGCCACATTCCAGAGTGGGCACCACCTTCAAAGCACTCGCGAAAGCGGCCGGTGTTACGGGTGGGGTTGCCGTAGATGAGCCAGAGGAGTTGGGTGTCGCTGTCGGAGAAGGCACCTTCGGCGGTTTCGAAGATGATGTCTTCGATTTCGGA